TTCTTTTGCGAAGTAAATATTTTCAAACGGAACATCTATTTTATAATCTCCTCCATCGTAATTAGCGAACGACTCCTTAACATTTCCAAACTCTCTTGTTGCGTTTGTTGTTTCGTTAAAATACTTTTCGTTCAAATAACTTTCTGACTTTTCGTAATCAAAAGATATTTCTTTGTAAAGTTTGTGGCGTTCAATTGTAAATTCATCCGTGTCAACATATTCTGTAATATCAACAACTGCACCCTTTGAATACCAATCATCTAAAGGCTCTACTTGAAAGTTGTCTACAGATGTAGCATAACAAGTAAGATTAAACATTTTAAACACACCACTAACAAAGTCGCTAATCTTCATGTTAGGAGCGTACACCGATGGGTCAACATAAGGGCTTGAAAAAGTAACGGCTCCACTGCTCGCGGTGTTTGTTACATATCCCGAAAGTATTACACCGCTATATGTGTTTTGGTAATACTGATATTTAAAGCCAAACGATACCGTTGCTGTACCTGCTGTTGAAGCTCTTAATCTAAACTTTACATCATAAGCTGTAAATGCAGAAGTATTACTAAAAACATTTTCTGAACTTCCTGTTTTTATTTCTGTTGTCTTTACAAGTTTACCGTCTTGAATTGCATCTACAAATAACCTTATCCCAGCAGTTGCACTTGTAAAAGATGCTGTAATTGTTAGGTTTTGAGTTAGATTTATATTTACTTTTGTAGGGTCTTGTAGTATGTTATTAGTACCTGTAATACTTGAAAACGTTACGTCTTCCGACTCACTATAAGCCAAAAAGTCTTTTGCGTTCTTTAACCATAAAAACAACTCAGTAAATAACTTTTGATTAAAGAAATTAGAGTTAAACGACACACCGAAATCTGTTTGTATTGCTTCAAAAATACGTTTAACCTTCAAAGCAGGAAATAACTCATTGTAAACAATAGCTCCAGCAGTTGTATCGATGCAAGTACTCGTACCTAACCCATAGGTCCAATGTCTTTTAGAGGTAATTAATGGAAATTCTAAATCGTTTGATACCGTATTTATGATTCGACCTCTAACATTTGAACCGCTGTAATTCATACCGTATGAACGTAAATCTAAATCCTTTAAGGTCTTATCTCCAAACTTATCTTTAAGGCTCGTTAAATCACCGTAAAAAGTTATTGAATAGCTCTCAACACGTCCTTTAACAACGTTTGAACTTTCGATTGATATTTTCCCACTCCTAAATGGTATTGTACCTATTTCTATAAATCCGTTGCGCTTAATGTTAGGGTTGTCGTTTGCGTCAACATCCGATTGATAAAAATGTTCGAATAGCCTATTATTACGTGGTGATGCAGGAATAGTAAACGACTGCGTAAAGTCAGTGTACACCTTTGCTAAGTCCTGAACGTTTTGAATCGAACTATTAATATGAATTTCTTCATCGTTAAATAACTCTAACTTTTCATAGTTATTTGAATCCGTAATAACTTCTATATATACGTCTACCTTTCTCATTATACAACGCTATTAATTAAATCATACGCAAATTCAAACTCCAAACTATAATTTATTTGTTTTGTGTTTAGCGACTTGTTTAGTTCAATTGATTTAGTTTTAAGGATAGCAGGCTTTTCATCTACTAACACCTTTTCACTAAGCATCAATTGTTTTAAGTTATCCTTAAAATCTTCCTCTACCCATCCTGAATTGACCTTTATACTTTGTTTTCCGTTTTGGTTATACGTTGTTCTTTGACCACCTGTTAAGCTATAATCATACGGTTGCATTAAATTGTAATCTTTATTAGTGACTTCGATATTATCGTTTGACGCTTTGAAAAAGAACTCACGTTGGAATGCTCCGTGTTTGTTTATGAAATCAACCTTTACAGGTGTATGCAAACATTCCTCAACAGGCTTGAACGTCCATGTCGCTTGAATTACGTTTGAACTATTTATAACCTCAACTATCCACGGTTCTGTAAATCTACTATTATAGCAACGTGGCACGTAATACCATGAGTTACCCAACGATGAACTAAGGTAAGTTAAACCCTCTGAATCAATCCATCTTATTTTATCATTTGCTGCTGCGTAAAGCATAATAAAACCAGCGTTTGAACCACTATGGTAGTAGTAAGTCTTTTGGTCTAACAAGTAATTGCCACCGTTATAATTAACACTATCGGCAAAATCTGAATATCCATCCGTAGCAATATAATCAGTTGTGTCTACTAATGTTTCTGTTACTCCTACAGTCTTGTATCTCTTTACTCTAACATTAAGTTTGTCAACACACGTATAACTAACTGCTGCGGTCAAACTTGTAACGTTACTATATGCCGTGTGGTCAAAGTATTCACGAATGTAAGGTGCAATGTCATAATAAGTTGTTGGTGCATTCGATGCAGGAATTGCTTTGCTAAGTGTATAGCTTAAAGTAGGAGTTGAACCTAAAGCACCGAAGCTAATAAACAATTCAATCTTTGTACTTACTTGGCTTGCTTCATTGATACTAATAATATAAGGTGACCTTGCTCTAATCATTTCGGTTGTTTAATTGAATAGTTAAAAATCTTTTCTAAATCTATTTTTAAATCATTTACTAATTCTTGCGGTAAACGCTTGTAAGCCGCTTCAAATGGCTTAGTAAAAAACAAAGTTGGTCTTATACCTTTAGCATAGATTGACCGTGTTATTATCCACGCTGTTGCATCGTACGATAAGAATTTACCCGTTGACTTCTTTGTTTCGGGGTCACGTTGTCTAAACTGAAATTTGCGAGCTTTAACCCATCTTTGCATTCCCTCCGTTAATCCTCCTTTTGCTCCCGTTCCGCTCCCAAACTTATAAGGTGAGTCAGGAGCTTTAGAACTTGAACGTTTACCCTTTACTCCTTTGTCTTGATAGCTACCGTATTCCTCCATCTGGAAATTCAAGAAGTAACCCTTAGCGTAAACTTTAGCTTCACCTTTCAATGAGTTGTATAGCTTTCGTGTGTTGTTGTGGCTGCCAAAAGGTGCGCGTCCCTTTGTTAAGTTAGTACGAGCCTGTTTGATTACTGATGCTTTGAACTTATCCAATGCGGCTTGTAAGCCTGACTCCCTTAAATCTGCTAACATATAGTCATTTCATTAGGTGCTAATATGTCAAAGGTCATAGTCCACCCAGCAACCGCATCCGTAAACCTATCAACAAACGGTTCACAACTTGCAGTATCGTCTAACACTTCATAGCCTAAATCATAAATATCTCCTCTTCTTACCCTCTCAAATATTCTATTAAGTATGCTTAATGTAGTGTTTAACACATCATCCTCATTGTCATTGCCCTTATAAATATCCGTTACATCATCTTTACTAATGTCAACTATGCTCATCATAACTAATGACACATTGTACACCGTTGTATTACCTCTAAATGCTACATCATTGAATATAATATGACACAATGGGTACATGTCTTGCTTTGCATTTGTGATTTTATCAAGGCTGCCCTTCGTTACTCGATTAACTAAAGGGTCTGCAAGTATAGAGTCATGCAATAATGTAGATAAGTTATAATAGTTTTTCATGTGATCGCTTTAATTGTTTAACCTCGATTCTACTTTTTTGTTGTTCGAACGTTAAAAATGTTAAGCACTGATGAAGCCCGAGCCCTGTAACTTCGTCAAATCTTCTAATATCTCCCTGAGCGACGTGATAGATTGAGCTATACCATCCCCATTGTTTTGAGAATTGAACATTTTCGCTATACGGGTTTTGCTCTTCATTTTCTCCAAAGAGGATAGCGTACTGCTTATTAATTCTATTCCTAAAGTCCAAAAAAAAACAGATGCAGGAAGTACAACATCCAACGGTGCGTATTTAAGAACCTCTGAGTAGCTTAAATCACCCTTGTAAGGCTCTATTTCATATTTGCCTTTAACTTCTTTTACAATCGGTCTGTACATTACAGCAAGTGCTTTATGTATGTTTTGAAAATCTCCAATGTTAGATTCAATGTCGATGTACTCACCCCATGATATTTCCTCTAAGTCTGGAATAAAACCAAACTCCACACCGTTCAATTTAAACCTATTCTTGAACTTTGTTTTCTCGTTAAACAATTTATCAAAGTGTTGCACCAACTCGATAACGGTCGATGCTTTCATTTTAACAACTTCCTTCAATTCAAGACCACAAAATATTTCAATCATTTTTTGAAAAACAAACTCCTTATCATCTGAGTTGTTTAAAGTAACCATATACTTTTGGTACCTATCTAAACTTATTTCGGATAGGTTGGAAGGAATATCTATTTCAATCTTCATTTTGCTATCATTACTTTAGCTCTTACACCTTTCCAATATTTCAATGACGCTTCAGCTTTCGCTACTTCATTGTCGATTGACTCAACACATTGAAATTTCCAATTATCCCCATACTCATCTTTGTAAGCATCTACAACCTTTGCGCTACTTTCATTAATCATTTGTCTTAAACTTTTACCTGATTCCATATTTACCTTTATTTCGTTTTAAACCTATTGTTTCCATTTCGTGATATCTCGCACTATCAATTATGTGATTGAAAGAGTCTATTGGCTTATTTAATTTAGCCCCTGTTTTTTTATCTTTATCCCACGCATATTTACGTAATTCATTTACCAAATTTAGTGATTTACTTGTTACCAAATAACTTTCTTCTTGCATTATTTGTATACCAAAATTAATACTGTCAGCCCCCTTGGTAACACCGTAAGCATTTACTCCGTACATTCTTAATTCTGCAATTGATTTTGGCTCTGCTGAATCACAATAGCAAGGCAGCTTAGTTGTAATATACTTTGCAATTTGAGAGTTACTTAACCCTTTGTTATAGCATATTTCATTTAATATCCTATTGTCGTTGTACTTGTATACTTCTACTATTGCGGTCGGGTCATTGGTATACCCAAAATCAAGCCCGTAACCTATCAACCGAGCTTCATCGGGTATTGTATCAATAGTTTTCCAATTATTGAATATAACACCTTCTAAATTTCCTATTTGACCTAACCCATAAACATCATACCAATTCTGCCAATAGCTTGATGTCTTAGCTTTCTCTTTTGCCTTTAAGATGAAATTTAAAGCACTTTCTGGACATGCCTCATTATCTTGATAGGTTACCGTAATAAAATCAACGTCACTATCGTTTTGTAATTCTGAATGAAACCAAAACTCAT